GCTTTTCTCTTTTCGGGCAGCTCCTCCGCCACCCCTGCCGCGATCAGTTCACCCGCCCTTGCCTCTGGCACTTCCTTCAGGACCGTGCCGGGCTCGACAAGTTCCTTCGTGATCCTGTCGGCATACCGTTTTGTGGTTTTCAGGTTCAATATATATCACCCCTTTCTTCTTAGATGATCTTCCAGTCATCCGCCAGCATATCCGCCTGAGAAGCGAGCCATCCAAGCTGCACGCCGGATGTGCCGACAAACGCAAGGGCATTATTCCCGATCGCGTCATGATCAATGTTGACGATCTCTCCCGCTGCATTTTTGTAAGAGATGCAGGTAGCGAGTTCCACATACTGGTTCTTGCCGTTCCATCCGGATCTTGATATCCTTGCCCCGTCTTTAACTGCTTCAATTGCTTTACCGAAATTCATAGTTTCCTCCTTTTGGGCATAAAAATACCACCAGCAATTATTCACTGGCGGTACTGCTGAATGCACTTTCGCAAAACTCTTTGTTATTCCAGAGTTCATTGAAATAGTCGCTATAATACTCATATGCTGTTCCGAAATTGTTGTACTCAAATGACACTGTTTGCTGGCTTTGCTTACGGAACAGATACGGACCCGTGAAAAGTCGATTGTTCATCAGAAAGAGAAAATTCTGAGGCTGATGATCATGCATGCGAATCTCTATCTTGCCTTTGTTACTCTTCCCATTCAACCTCTGCGCCCACTCAATCAGGTCATTTATATCTTTTGACATCTGCCCTCTCGTCTGGTTCTCATCTACTTCCCGCTGGTTTAGACTCTCACATCCGGGTTTCATTGTGATGATCCGAATCGTTCCGCCTTTCCTAAGAATACGCTCAACGGCTTTTTCTTGGGAATCTCTCCACGACCTAAGACCAAAGGCGATAATGTCTATAGACTTTGTCTTTTTAAGGTAATAATCGCAGCTTGCATTCATCTCACCTCTTGTGCGGTATACACCTTCCAATCCCCATTTTCTGGCATCTTGCTGGTCATTATTCCCGCTTAAAAGATCTGTTAGAAATACAATGATAGCGGAAGCTAAAATCGAAATACCAATATCTGCGATAACTACGCAGCAGTTTCTTCCCAGGACGATCATCCCGATTCCAAACAATGAAATTATAATCTCTACAAGTGTTGAATTCTTCCGGATATACTGCCGAAATGCTTTCACTCTTTCTCTCCTCTATTACATGATAACCACCCTCCTGCTGGTGGGTGGTTTAAAAAAATATTTGTTTTGCTGCATACATCATGTCTCTACATTCTTTTTCAAAAACAAAGCACCATCTCAAGCTTCCATCATCTTTCTTTATAAAGAGCGGATGCGGAAGAAGATCTTCCTCACCAGGGTTTGGTTTTGCCTGAAATATCCAATACTCACCTGCATCACCCGCAACATCAACTCCCGGAAAACCCCAGGATTTATATAACTGGTCAGCTTTCTTAAGAGCCTCGTTAAACATCATGACAATCACGCCCTCTCACAAGCAGTACAACCGCGGTCCGAAATCTCAGCATTGTCAATTCGACAATACCTAATTTCCGATGATCCATCAAAGAATTCTTTTTCTACATCTTTGATTATACTCCCATTTTGAGGATCTGCATAGTAGATTTTATTATTTTTCTTGTATGCTATGAATGTATGATTAAGTCTACTCTTAAAGACCGACTTAGGATATTTTACTGCAATCTGAACACGGCTTTGGTCTGGCAGTCTGTTAATGAAATCATCTAATTCTATTTTTTCGAATAGAAGGGTTACAGGTTCCACATTCTTCCATGCCGAAAATGGATCGGTGGCCAATTTACGATTTTCATTCTTAGCTCTCGCAATAACAGGGTAACCTCTAAACCTCATTTCTGCAGCAACAACACAGTTTGCACAGTTTGTGTTATATGGTAATTCTGTTTTGCTATATGAGTTTATTTCAAATCTTGGATTTGCATTTCTAACAGCTTCTTCCGAGGATATTTCTATTGGATTCCCCCATGATTTAGGAATTCCTTCGTACTCATTTTCCGGATTCATTCTACTTTTCCGCATATCCACCTTCAGCCCATCCTGATAGATCCGCTCCTTCTGCATCGGCAAATCAGTCTTTTCATTGACAACTTCCTGTTCCTGTGGTGTTTCTTTAGCTTCAGCCTCTGGCTTGCCCTTCACGAATTTATCGTACCATTCCTTGTATGTCATTGAAGCCGGCACCAGATATGTCTTGCCTGTGATGGGATCCCTGGCTCTTCTCTTCATCTTTGCCAGTTCTTCGGCCGTCGGAGCTGCTATGGTTGTTGAGCGGCACCAGGGATGCATCGGAGGATAGTTCGTTCCAACCTTCTTGTCCTTCAGCGCGAATTCCTGCCCGTCAAGTTCCCGGCAGATCTCCGAGGTCTTCAGGTCAAGGATTGCCACGTAACGGTACTTTTCTATTTCAGCCTCTTTATATGCCCTGGCTGTAACTTCTCCGGAAACAAATGCGCTTTCGGTCCTGATCAGCCTCCTGGCCTCCATTGCTCCGGATGCGAATTTATTGCGGATCACCTCGGCAGCCTCCCTGTCTGTCCGACCAGTAATGAAGTTTATCAGTACTTCCTCCTTTACCGTATCCGCCAGTGCTGCTGTGTTCTTCCAAATTCTGTTTGAATAGTTCTTACCAGACCATTTTGATTTCAGGATCCTTGCCACAGTTTTATTGTCCAGATGATTGAAGCTGAATCCGTAACCGGCTCTCTGCTGTACTTCAAACATGGATCGGTAATATGCTTCATTGGCAAGATCCGTGTAAAACTGTGTGGTTCTCTGAAGTTCCTGTTGATACACGTCCCTCATAATCAGGCTGATCTGGTTTTGGAGCTGCTGGAGCCGTTCCAGCCGTGCCCGATATGCAGGGGCTTCAAGTATACGGATCAGCTCCTGCTTTCCCATTTCCGAATAATCACCCGCTTCAAGCTTCCGCATCAGCTCCTGCAGGTCCTCTTTATCCCTGATCTTTCTAAGCAGCCTGCGGGCTTCCTTCTCAGAGAGCCCGTGCTTCATACGGAACCGTTCAAAGATTTCCTCCGCCTCAATACTCAGCCATCCGGATGCCCTCTCGTAGATTTTTGATACACTGTCCGCTTCCGCTTCGGCATCATCCATGAACCCATACATAAGCTTCGCGGCCCGGGTTGCCCAGTACTTATCATTCCTCATCTATCTCCTCTTTTTGCGCCGGCGCAAATCCTTCCGGTTCCTCTTCCTCTTCTTCCGGCGGTTCATTTGCAGTCCGTCCGAACATTTCCTGCTGATGCTTTACAGCCTTTGCGTTTTCCTGCTCAACCAGCCGCATTTCTTCCTCGGGATCATTCACAAACGGGATCTGGGAAAGGAGTGTCTTTTTGCTAACGGTGCCGCTCAGGTTTGCAACGTACTGACTGATCTCGAGAAGGTTTTTCGGCATTGCCCTGGTGAAGATTGCTGTTACCGTGTTCGGATCGATGCTTCCCTTGGCATTCGTGGCCAGCCATCTGCAGAATATCCGGATGCGTTTTTTCAGGCCCTTCCGGTAATATCTTGTTTTGATTTTCGTAATGTTCTCCATCCCCAGGAGTTTAAATTCCATCGCAACGCCTGAGACATTCCCTCCAAAGGATTCGTCTGTCATGCAGGGAATATGACTGAACTTGTGAATATCCTGCTCCAGCGCTTTTTTCAACACCTCGACACCAGTTTCATCAAATGTTCTGGTCAGGTACTCAGCCTTGGATCCTGTCGGCATCTCCATGAGTTTCTTCTTTCTGAGCCGGTTCATGGCAGCATCACTCCCGTTTCCGTCTCCCTCTTCCGTCTCATCCTCGTCGGAAAGCAGAGTTCCATACAGGATCAGGATCGAATCTACGAACTGCTCTTTGTCTGTGATCCGGTCACTCATCAGGGCATTATATGCATCGATCAGCGGGATCTGCAGCTCATAATCGCCGATGGCCAGCTTGTTATTCAGGTATTCCACTACCGGAACCTCTCCCTTGAAATGTGGAGTCGGTCCTTCCAGGACGGAGCTCTCCGCAGTGATGGAATTCAGGTCGAAAACCCAACGGTAATTCATTGAGAGAACCGTCGCGATATAATGGACAATCCCCGAAGTATCAGAGTCATCTTTCCGGACATAATAATAGACAGCAAAGAGCTCATTCTGCTCAATGCTGTCATCATAAACAACAAAGGTGTTCTCAGGTCCCAGGTTCTTCGCCTGCAGGATCGTGTCGTTCTCTTTTGTATAGATATACTCATAGGCCCTTCCGTATATGGAAAGGTCAATCCCGTTGTCCCCGTCTGTCTCATCGGCGTTTGCGGCTTCCAGGGCTTCTGTAAGGGTGCTGATATCTGTAATGCTTTTATATGACACAGGCTCCCCGATAAAGTAAGCTGTTGCAGTATCAGCTATGTCTTTCGCATGATTACAGACGAGTTTATTTTCCCGCTTTGATTCATTCAGGATCTCATGTTCCCCCTCATAATACTGCTTCAGCTTCGCCAGATGTGGAGCATATGCCGCATGTTTCTGGATCAGCTGAAGAATTGCCTGTCGATTAGGGTTCTGCTCATCCCATTTATCCTCCGGCATCGTAAATACGTACATAAATCTTCACCTCTCTCAGGTTATTGGAAGCCCGCTTTTTTCTTGTCTTTTACCTGGGCAGTTTTATTGCTGATCACTGTATACACGAAATAACGCAGCGCATCGACCGCGTGATCCCCGAACTTGACCGGCTTATCTTCGCCGCGCTCAGCAGCCTTCTTGTCCCACACGTAAGAAAGCAGCTCCATAATCAAGTTGATACAGGAACTGCTTATTACTATTTTCTGCCTGTTGAACATGGTCCCTACCAGGCGGATTCCATCAAAAACATCATTATCAGCTTTGATCACACTGTACCCATGTTTTCTCAGCTCTGCTATAAATGATGCAGCTGAAGGGTCAACGATCACTGCCCTTATCGGTGTTTCTTCGAGCCATTCACCCAAATCTGATGCATATTCCGCATCTGTTTTCTGCTTAGACTCATCACGGCCTGAGTAATAGTATTCCCGGATACAGTACCATTTTCCATCAGTTCCTTTATTCCACAAAAGCATTGCTGTTGCATTCTGGGTACCATAGTCTATGCTTACATACCGTGCTTTTCTTCGCTCGACCAACAAGGGTGAAATATCCGTAATCGGCTTGACGTGAATTTCCTCTGAGAACATGTCATAAATCACGCCTTCCGCCATGCACCACAGCCCGAGAATGTACCTTTTAAAGAAGACACCGGAGTACATCCTGCGGAATCTCTCTTTGATTTCTTCCGCAAGGCTCAGGTTGTCATCCATTGTGAAATGCAGGTACAGGAGATTCTTCGTGTCATCCCCATTGCTGCTTATCTTATCGATCCAGTTGATCTTAAACCAGTGACGCGGGCCATCCGGATTGCAATTGAACCACAGCTTTGATCCGGACACAGAGCAACGACCCGTCGCCTGATTTACAAAAGACTCCGGCATAAGAGCAACTTCATCGAAAAAAACGCCGGCAAGAGTAATGCCCTGGATCAAATCCTGGGAGCGTTCATCTTTGCCGCCGAATATGTAAAAGTAATTTGTGACATCATTTCTGCTGATTACAACAAGATTATCCGCTCGTTTATCAGTAACAGTGTATCCCCTGGACTTACACATGGCTTTCAGCCAGAACAACACATTCCTGCGGAAGGATCCGATTGTCTTTCCACACATGCCAAAATTCTGACTGTCAAAATGTGACATCGCCCACAAGACAAAAGACAGTGACATCGCCACCGTCTTTCCTGATCGGATCGCTCCATCTGCTATGATTCCATCTTTGTCCTTTACTGGGCTGTCTTCACACCACCAGTTCAATACCTGCCGTTGCTTCTTGGAAAAAGGCCTGAACTGGAATATTGCTTTTCGCGTTCTCATTCCGCCCAGTCCTCCGCAGCAGTGCTGTTGAGTGCCTCCAGGAAACCATCATCCGGAACTTCCAAAGTATCCTCTTCAACACGTTTCTTGACAACCTCAGTCTCAGCCCGCAGCTTCTCGAGCCTCAGCTTCTGCTCCTCAGTAGCGTGCTCGCCACGTTCCTGGAGCATTTTGGCGTATTGCCTGATCAGGTTGGACAGCGTTCCCATGGCACGGCTCTGGGCAGACAGAAATGCTGCCTGCTTGTCCCATGCCTGCTGTATATCCCAGGACTCTCCGGAATCTGTTTCAGAAACCGTCTCCTTTGTCATATCCAGCTGATCTTTCACAAATGCAATCTTCTGGGCCCGGAGGATCGCAGCGTACTGCAGCTGGATCTGGTGCCACAGGAGATCCAGCGGATCAGCATGCGCTACTGAATCGAAGATCTCCTTTGTTTCATCGGGAAGGTATTTCGCAAGGAAGCCGTACTTCTCTGCCTTTTTGTTGCCTGGCGGTCCTCCTGATGCATTCTTGTTCCCGGGCTGCGCACCCCTTTTCCGTTTCGCAACGTTGCGTTTTTTCGTTGCAACGGTCTCATCCCAATGCTGTCGGTTCTTCCAACTGCGGATCGTTCCCTCAGGCACTTCCAGGCGTTCAGATATTTCTATTAGCTTCAGCCCTTGCCGGTACAGCTTCAGGGCTTCGTCTGCTTTCGCGTTCTTCGCCATCGGCAAGAGCATTCACCTCTATTCGTCGGTTTTGAAATCCATATTAAAAGGACCTCCGGCAGTCAATACCGAAGGCCCATTTACAAGGGAGGGATGATAAAGTATTATGGATACTCTTTCACAGGTTAACTATATCATAAGGGAACCGGAAAAAACGGAAAAACCGGAAAAACTTTTATTTTTTCAAATATTTTTTTAATTCTTTTCTCACGCTTTCTCCATTTGCTTTTCTGCCAAGCCTCGCAGCCGTCTGTTCCCATGTCATCCCCTCAAAATAGTGGTATCTGATAATCCTCTGGATCCTGCTCGGGAGCTCCACCATCCACTGATCAACTTCAAGCTTCAGCTGCTCTGCCCTGCGTTTCCTCTCTTCCTGGATACGCAGCTCCGCATGAATCGCCTTCTGCCTGATTTCCGAATAATCCACTCCCTCGACCACAAAGGTTTTCGCGGCATAAGGAAAATCATGCATGGATCCCCTGACAGAATCCTTCGTCATATCCCTCTGCCTGCTCTCCAGTCTTTTCAGCGCCTCCTCCGATTCGCGGATCAGAGCGCAGGTATCGATATAGTCCTGCAAAATGTCTTTGTTCAACTTTGATCCCCCTTATCTCCAAGCTGCTGCCGGTCATAGATCATAATGATCCTTGGCCAGTAAATATCCATACAGTGTGTCATATGCCTGTATCTGCTCATATTTCGATTCGTAACCTATCAGAGGTTTTCCGTTCTCATCAAGGATCCAGGTGTTTTTGTCCTTGCTTTTTTTATCAGGTGCCTGCTCCCTGAATCCAAGGTCCCTCAGAATATCCTTCCACGCTTGATCATCCACATAATCCGTCTCATTATAAACATCTTCCGGGGCAGGGTGGCGATAATAAGCTGCCAGTCTCTCCTCAGACTCTCTATCTACAGCAAGATCAATTTGCATCCTTGATTTGATGTCATCTATCAGATCAAACCAGTAGATCCAGCCGTGTTCCAGATATGCCGCCAGTTTGTCGATGCCGCAGATTACTCTTTTGCAGCGTGTTTCGCCGAATCCGAATTCGTCGTGCAGGACTGACAAAAACGCCAGCTGCAGCGTCTGATACACGACGTTCTTGATCGATCCCGAGAGCTTATCCAGCTCCTTCACGTTTATAGGCGGATCAAGATTTGTAATGCGCCGGAACTTCAGCTCACGCTCAAGCCCTTCCAGGCCCTCTTCCTTCACAACCTTGGCTGTTCTGGCCAGCCCGTCCCGATATCCCTGTTCATATTGTGACTGTTTACCCATCGTCTTCCACCTCTACCAAGTGCCATCCGCTGCAGCGGTACTTCCCCTTTTTGAGCTTCCAGATAAGGCTCCTGGCACTGCTTTCCTTCATGCCTGTGAGCTCCATAAGATCCCGCACATTTTCTGCAACGGCAATCGGGAACTCGTATTTATCGCTCGTTGTTTTTACATACAAGTACATGAGATCACCTGCCAGTACTGCCGAATCCACCCGATTTCCTCTCTGACTCATGAAGAGTCTCAGTCACTCTGAAGAACACTCTCTCATATGCCAGAATCACCATCTGGGCTATCCGATCACCCTCATGAACCACCTGGTCCTCTGCTGATTCGTTCCGGAGACCCACGAAGATTTCCCCGCGGTAGTCACTGTCTATTACAGATACGCCGGTTGAAACCGTCAGCCCCCTCTTGGTTGACATCCCGGATCGGGAAAATATGGCTCCAAAGTATCCTGGAGGAATCTCTGCCGCAAAGCCGGTACCGAAGATATGTACCTCGCCAGGCCTGATTATTGCACTCTCAAGCGAATAGAGGTCATTTCCTGCAGCCTCTGCACTTCCTCTGGTTGGGATCCGAGCTTCCTTGTTCAGCTTCTTGATATTGATATCCATATTATTTCTTACTCCTTCCCGGGCATCCTGGTTTCATCAACATATCCTTCAATACAGCCTCACTGCCATCGGGCCGGGCAGCTGCAGGATGATACTTACAATTGTCATTACTGCACTTGTGGTTGCAAATAATCTGCTGTCCTTTATCCATCAAAGTTTCCTCCAGAGCTTATCGCCAAGTTCCGTAATCAGGCCAGCAACGAACACGCCGGCACTGATTGCCGTAAAGATCAATAATATTCCCATAGCCACCTCTGCGAATGCATTCAGTATTTTCATTTTCCCCTCCAATACTTCTGCCGATACGGCTCCTGCGCATATTCTGTTGTATCCTTCGGCTCCCACATGTTCCCAGTCTCAGTTTCACAAATGCTGCAAGGGGCCTGACCGTTTGTCTTATCCTCGTGCTTGCATGTCTCACAGGTTCGTTCGTCCATTTATGCCTCCTTATACGGTTCGGAATCAGTAAGCTGCTCTCGCTCCATCAACAGATACCTGTTCAGATACCAGATTGCCTTCTCCGCATCCTCCGTCCCGTTCTTGCGGTTCATCCGCCAGACGTACTTGAATGCGTTGCACTGGCAAAAATGCTTTACGGCCTCTGGTCCGAACACTTCCTGCATGACCTTGATGCACTCGTATTTCCCGAGTTCGTAATGAGCAGGGTGATTCACGTTCTCACTCATCATTTCCCCTCCACGTTCACATTGTATGGTTCTGTTTCAGCTTTCATATCCGCTCCGATGGTCGGCTGTGCGTCTAATACGGTAATACACCACTGGATCATGGTTTCATACTGTGGATCGACCGTCAGCAAGTCCTCTTTCATTTTGTCAGCATCAATTGCTCTCATCGGTTCTCCTTTCTGGGTATCCACAGTAAAAATCTGCTTTAGTTTCAAAGCTTCCGAATCTTGACAACTTTTCACAAAGATGCCCATTCTTCCAGTGTTCGCAATCCTTGCATCTCACAATTTCAGGCTGTGCGAATGGTATAAAATATTCCTTCAGAAATTGCGACAGCACTTCCGGCTTATATGTGCCATATCCTACATATGTTTCGCCGTTTTCGATGTATTTAATGGAATAATACGGTTTTCCCTTATATTCCTTATATGTACATAATTCCGGGTCTGGATATTCCACAACCAATTCGACAAATGTTCTTGTTGATTCGGACTGTTCTGGTGGCAACTGAATCAGAATCCTTTTTGCAACACTCTTGTCAACCACACCGTTATAGCTTGTGATTGCTTCGACCGCCACCTGTCTTGAAATCGTATCACTCATCGGTTCTCCTTTCCCCGTGACAGCACCAGTCAAGCGGCTTCACTCCATGATTCCAGTAACCGCACCGCCTGTCATGGCATATCCAGTGTTTACAATCACCGCAAGCTATAATGTCGGGTTCTGGCTGTGCGGATGGCAACTGAGTCAGCACATAATGTTCTGGGCAAAGGATAACTTGGTCTTCCTGTTTTCCGTCATACACAAACTCGCTCTTATCGCAATCAACACCACAAACACTGCACAGCGCATCAATCGCCGCTTGCCTGTCAATCAGATCGCTCATTTCTCGTCCTCCAAAACGCATTTAGTTTGTCCATAATACGGTTGTACTCTCCGTCAGTAACGACTTCGTCCATCCACATTCGCAACATAGCATTAGC